GCCTGTTGGCATGCCCTTGGTGCGGCGCGGCTCCTATGATAATTAAGAAAACAATCTACGTAAACTCGTCTGGCGTTCTTACAAGCTCCGCCACTGATTCCAATGGCTTTCAAATTAGCGGAACGCCACTGCTATTCAAGCGAGGTGATACCGTAACGCTCAACATCATCTTTCTAAATGCGGCTGGCGAACCCGTAACTTTGGCCAACGGCACGCAGTTGATTATGGCGGTGAAGCCGATCAACGAATATGACAGTCAAACACTGTACGCATACAGTACCCTTACTGTGGCTGGGCAAGTGGCGGCAAGCGGTTACGATTTCAACTTTGACTTGAATAGCACCGCGCTTAGTGAAGCGTTGCGTCTAAACGAGCCGTTTGAGGCAGACGTGGCGGCTGTCACTGGCATGCTTGAATTGTCTTGGACGACCGATGGCGGCGAGACCTATCGCTCGACGCAAAACGTGGCCCCGTTTACCGTCAACAATGATGTGATTCGCGGCACCGAAAGCACACCGCTGGCGTTGCCTTCGCCTGAGGCATGGCTCAACCAGCGCGGAATTCGCTTTGATTCGACGCAGACGCTTAGCTCTTTGCAAAAGGCGCGGGCGCAAGCAAACATTGGACTGCCCAAAACCAACTGGAACGCCACCGCCGCACCCGATGAGGACAACGATGAGACGGAAGGCTACTCGGTGGGCTCGCTATGGATTGATCAAACTGGCAAGGAAGCGTATCGTTGCGTGAAGGATGACGAAGGCGCGGCTGAATGGATTGAGACTACGCTTGACGTTAGTGAGGTGCTCGCCGCTGCCTCTAGTGCGGCTACTCCTAACACATTAGTTCTACGTGCGGCTGACGGAACCTTTAGTGCGGCATCTACAGCGGAAGAAGTCGTTACCATTACCGCAAACGCGTCTGGCGAGGGTAGCGCGGCCATTAGTGGTGTTAGTACTGGGACTGATAATACAGGAATAGGAGTTGCTGGTTTTTCAGAAAATGGAATTGGGGTTAGCGGTGGTTCAGACGACGGAACTGCGCTTGTCGGAATATCTGGAACTGGAACAGGCGGTTTGTCTGTTAGTAATAGCGGAACTTACCACCATAAGTTCGGACAATGGGATGTCACAACGTTGTCCCCTGCTCAATCCGCAGTGGAGCGTGTTCGCGGCTGGTTCGTTTGGTTCTTCGGAGAGTACGTTGGTCGCCTGAAAACCGCTGACATCACGGCCAGTCGTGAATGGACGCTGCCAGATGAATCAGGAACTGTGGCTCTCGCACGAAATACTGGCAAGACAATCTTTGTAGACGCTGGAACCGGAAACGACACAAGAGGAACTACTAGCAAATACAGCGTGTCGATCCCGTTTGCCACTATTGCGGCTGCTGTTACCAACTCTGCTATTGGCGACACAGTCCGCGTTCGTGCTGGAGCATACTTTGTTGCAGATACCATTGCACTAGCGGGTAAAGGCGCTGTTCATTTTGAGGATGGGGCCGTAGTCACCTTTACTGGCCTTGGCAAGTACTTGTTTACGCTTACCGCCAACGAATCAAAAAGCATTACAGGGTATGGGGTGTTTATTCTCGCTCAAGGAACTGCTGGCTTTTTCCAAACTGGCGGTGGTACTAATACAGTTCAGTTGGTTAATATCCAATGCGGTGCGATACAGGCGCATTCCACCGTGGTTAGCGTCTTTGACCTTTACACTGGGGTTGTCGTTCTCAAGGCAACCACCATCCAAGCCTTGGGTGCAAAAGTTGCAATCGTTCAAGGAACTTCCACTAATTTCAACTACGATGTAAAGTTCACTTATTGCAGCCAGTTGCTTGACATCCCTGTCAGCAATTCCAACTCGCAATTTTCATGCGTGGCATGGACTGTGATATGTTACGGCGCTTATGGTTTGAGAATTGTTGGTGGAACCACCAGTCTAGAGCTTAAAAACTTGAACATGCAGGGTGCTGGAACGCCAGTTGCCTTTCAGTTTGCAAACAATGACGCCAACCTTAACGCTCATACGTTACATGGTGGGCGAATCTTTTCTGGAAGCACTGCGCCGTGCATTTCTTTTGCTACATCCACCGCAACGCAAAAATTTGTGAAGCTAAGAGGCGACGTGCAGCTAGTTACTGGCGGGACTGCCTGCATTACCGCTGGCAGCGCGCGGCAAGTTGCAGTTTCATCTGCCCATTCTAACGTTGCAGTTGGTGCGAATGTTACCGTTGTTGGAGCCTTAACAGTTAACGCAGCCTTCACTTACTAACAAGCAATGCCTACCCGGACGATTCGCCTGCAAAGCCCGAATGACAACGCCAATGTTATTGGAATTGCGCTCGTGCCCGTTGATACCCCTAGTGAACATGAAGGGTTGCGTTGCGACGTCCGCCTGTATCCAAAACTCAAGACCTTGCATTGTGCCAGTATGCGTTTAACTGGCTTGACTGGTTACGACGTGTTGACTGAATTGGAAGAGGTGAAGTGTCAGGACAATCAGTTGGCTGGCGGGTTGTGGCCGCTGTTGGAAAACATCAAGCTGAAGCACTTTTGGTGTCACAGCAACTTCCTCAGTGGCTCGATTCCTGACCTAATTGCCAACGCTGAGCTGCAAACCTTTTACTGCCACGGCAATCGCTTCACTGGCTTTGCGGGCTTTGCGGTGTCAGACACGCTGGGTGATTTTCAAGCGCAAAACAATCTGCTGAGCGCGGCGGCGGTGGATAAGATTCTAAATGCTTTTGCGACGGCAAGTCGCAGTTCTGGTACACGGGTCTTGAACTTGGGCGGTACTGGCAATGCCGCGCCGACCAGTGCGGGACTGGCGGACAAAGACGCCTTGGTTGAGCTTGGGTGGACGGTAACCACCAATTAAGTAATTTGCAAGACTTGCAAAATTGACATTGACAGCTTCCGCCGCAAGTCATTAACTCGTGCCCAAGTCAACGATGACCAAACGCGTGAGGGCGAACCCAACTGGAAGTAGCGTCAAACAAGTACGGAAATAAAGACTCGAAACCTCCACTCTACAAACAAAACACAAAATCTGTATGAAATTGACTGAAGAACAAAAAAGCCGTTTGGCCGCTTTGCTTGGCAAAGCCGCCGATGTCCTCACCGATGCTGAGCGCGTTGAACTCGCTGGTCTTAAAGCCATCGACGCCGAAGAGCAAGCAGCGGATGCTACTGAAGCCACTACCGTGACTGAAGGTGAACTTGAAGCTGCCGTTACTAAGGCAGTCGGCAAGGCACTCGAAGGCAAGGGCGTGGATACCGCCGCGATTCTCGACGAACTCAAAAAGACTGGCGAAAGCGCAAAGCTCGCTGATATTGAGGCTGCCGTTGAAAAGCATCTTGCTTCTGTCTCAAAGACATTTGCTACCGCACTCGAAAGCAAAGGTTTTGACACCTCCGCTATTCTTGAAGAAGTGAAAAAGAGCGGTGAGGGTGCAAAGCTGGCTGACATTGAAGCCGCTGTGGCCAAGCATCTTGACGCTTCCAAACTCGATAAGGACGCGCTTGTTGCTGAAATCAAGAAGAGCCTCCCCGCTGCCGGCGTTACCAAGGCTGACCTTGAAGCCTCACTTGAGTCGTTTTCCAAGGGTCTTCGCCAAGAGAGCAAGCATCAGTTTGCAACCTTTGGCGGCAGCTTCCCTGTGGAGCATCGCACTGGTAACATGACCATTGGCCAAAAGCAATTGCTCAACATCTGCCTTGGCAAAGTCAGCGCTGAAGCACTTGAAAGAAGCGGCACCAAGCGTCCTGAAGGCATTAACGACGGTATTCGTGAGTCGGATCTTGCCCGCGCCAAGGAAGTTGGTGCACGTTCGCTCAAGTCACTTCGTGATGGCGCACTTTACGGTGCCAAAGCCCTGACCACCACTGGCGTTGGTAACGGTGCCGAGCTTATCCCGACTGACTTGTCGAGCGACCTGCAGATGCGCATGTACCTTGACTCGCAACTTGCGGCTGCCTTGATTTCTTCGGAAATCGAAATGCCTAGCGACCCCTTCAAACTCCCCTTGAAGACGACTCGCACGCAGTTCTACAAAGGCAGCGAAGCTCCCGGCTCCAATCCGACCGGCGCGAATCCGGGCACTGGTTCGATCACGCTTGACTCCACCAAGATGATTGGTGTGGCTGAGTACTCCTACGAAGCTGACGAAGATGCTATCATCGCCATCCTTCCCATGCTCCAAGAGGACATGGCAGTTGGCGCTGCTTTCACCTTCGAGCAAGCCGTGCTTAGCGGTGACGCCGTTGGCGCGCACCAAGACTCTGACATCGAAGCAATCGCTGGCCATGCTGCCAAGTCGTTCAACGGTGTTCGTGCTCTTGCGCTCGCTAATGCTACCACCAAGCGCGATCTCTCCACTGGCGGTATCTCCGCTGCTAACATCGCTGCAATGCGCAAGCAAATGGGTGTGTACGGTGTGCGTCCTCGCGACCTCGCACTGGTTGTTGGCCCTCGTGGTTACAACGATCTTGTGAGCCTCAGCGAAACGCTGACCTTCGACAAGGTTGGAAACCCCGATGCTGCCCGTATCCTTAGCGGTACTGCTGCTTCGATCTACGGGATTCCGATCATCGTCAGCGACGCGGTTCGTGAAGACCTCAACGCCACTGGCGTGTATGACGGTACCACCACCACCAAAGGCTCGGTGTTCCTGATCCATCGCCCATCGTGGGTCGTCGGCGTTCGCCGTGGCTTCACGGTTGAAGTCGATGTCAACAGGTTGCAACAAGTCAACTACGTGATTGCCTCCTTCCGCCGCGACTTCAAGCCCAAGGAAGCTCTCACCTCGGTGCCTTCTGCAATCGTTGGCTTCAACTACAACGCGTAAGCTAACCTAGGGCTAGTCCCTGTATTTAATAACCCCGCTTGGCACACGCTAGGCGGGGTTATTTTTGTGTTGACCTTTGACCCAATACCGCGCTAGCTTTCTTTCAGGCAAATATGAAAACAGTCACTTATTCAGGTCCATCACTACAGCTAGGTCGATTTGGCGCCGTAGACAACGGCGCAACGCTACAAGTAACGGAGGCTGAGTACTTGGGAATCCAAGACGACGCACGGTTTAGCTTGCTTTCCCGCAAGCGCTTGAAAAGCGAGGCCACACCTACTGGCACACCATTCTTTGACTTGCGGACTATTGAGTGGGAAAGCAAAAACTTGGATAATGCTCTACTCAAAAAAGGTAAGTCCACCTTAAAGAACATTGCTGAGGCGATTAACTTTGTTGGCGGCGAACTGGTTGTCACCGAGCATGATAACGACGACGTGATTGCTGACGCGATTAGTGCTGAGGCTCGCTACTTTGGTTGGGATAAGTTGGGTAAAGAGGCGCGGCTGGGCTTGGCTGTTCAAGAAAAGGCAGTCGCTGTGAAACAAAATACTGCTAGCCAAGATAAACCAGCCGCGCCGCTGGCCCCTGAGGAGGCCCCTGAGGAGGCCCCTGAGGAGGGCGCTGAGGAGTCTACTACTACTACTAAACGCCGCCGCCGCTAACCGCTATGATTGATGTAAACCTTGCGACTTTTAAACGCGAAGCTGAGCGCGCTCTTACCGATGAGCGAGCCATTAAAAAGGCTGTCGAACGTTTTAAGAAGTGTGCGGACGCTAACCAGCGCGCTGACGCTTTTCGTGGTTTGCGGGGCGGATCGCTGCTTGCTAAGCCTCAGACTAAACTTGCAAACATTGCAAACTTTGCGTAATCCGCCTAATGGCCATCCTTGAAAAACCGTATTGCAGCTTGCTGGATGTAGTGCAAACCGCTGGAAACTCTGAGCCTGAGTTGCATGCTGTTTTTGTCGACTCGATCAATCGAGCCTCGCGGCGGATTGATGAAATTTGCGGTCGTGACTTTTGGTCGCATGACCATTTAACTGACTCTTACGTAGTGTCACGGCGAAGGGTGGTGGGTAAGACTGTACTACTACCCTTTGAAATTAAGACACTTACCGAAGTAAGACTAGATGGCAATGCGCTAGACCTCACGGGCATGAGCTTTGAAGCCGGCGACACCTACTTTGAGTCTGCCTCTGAGTTGGGGGGCATCCCTTTTACGGGTGAGCTAGCGCTTAAGGGCACGTTTGGGTTTAGTACCACCACCGCACAAGTACCTCCGACAGACCTCCCCGCTAGCGTTCGTAGGGCTGCAATCCTGATTGCTTGTGCTTTTAGCAATGAGTGGCGGCGGGAGCGCGTAGCGTTTGATGGCAGCCGTGAAAGCCTGCTTGAGACCAAAGTCCCCAGTGAGGTTAACGACCTGCTCAAGCCATGGTTGCAGCGCGGGCGTGGGGTCAACTTTTAACCGCCGACAGGGCTGTAGGGCATGAAGATCGACGTTCAATTTAACAGCGCGACCACGGTTGCCTATCTTAAGCGCTTAAACAAAGCGATGTCGCCAGCCAATCAGGCGATGATTAACCGAAAAGGCGCAGAGATTTGTCGCGGGCGACTTATTCGCCAAACGCCGAAACGTTGGACGGGCCAAACTCGCCGCTCGTGGATTGTCAACAAGATTGGCGACACTAGCTACGAGTTGACCAATACTTCCAAGGTGATGCGCTTTCTGGAAAACGGAACGCGCGCACACGGCCCAAAAACCGCCAAGCGATTGTTTGTACCGTTGACCAAGCGGGCGTTCCTCGCAGGGCCGCGTGGCGTGATTGCTGCGAACAAGTCCGCTTCGGCGGCAACGGCTGGTAAGAAAGGCCGCAAAAAGAAACTGCCCTTCGTGGTGGGCAAAGACTTTGTATTCGCGAAGCGCGTGCGTGGCATTCGAGCCATTAACATTGTCAAGAATACGCGCCCGTTTGCGCAAGCCACGCTGCGGTTGTTGATGACCAAGCATTTGGTGAATGCCATGCGTTGAGCTTGCGCGCGGCCTCAATCTAACCCACACTCCATTCCA